TCCATCAATGGCAAAGGATCATGGGGGAACAATCCTTTCGTCTGGGTGATAACCTTTAAAAAACTATAATCATGAAAATCCTACTCATTCTTTTAGTCATTGGAATTGCGGCCTATATTTTATGGGTGCAGCAATCAGAGATAAACCGGAAGTGTGTTTCACGAAGAAAGTATTCTGACCTGTGGGACTTTTACCATTTTGTTGGTACCTGTCCCGTGAATGAATCAACCAGGAGCTACATCACTGACAGATTAAAGAGTGAAAAATCCCTGCATAAAGAAGACAAAGCACAGCATTTGATTCATGCGTGCGAACAGGTATTTAATGCGAGATTCAGATAGCTATGTCAAAAGAAACAAAGCCGGAGATGACGGCGGAAAAGTTAGTCGAGAAGTGGGGATGGCCCTACGCCGAAGAAGGATGGAAGATGGAGGACCGTACTGAGGAACTCCGTGCCGACCTCCGCAGCGTGATACGTGGAGAACTGATAAGATATGACCACTATCTAACAACGGGTATGCGTGACTATGTATTTGGCACACCGAGAGAAAGTGATGTTGATGATTTTATGAACGAGAACTGGATTGAATAATAACCAATGACCAAAGCGATGAAAGACCTGAAAATAACAAAGGGAGAATTACTGCCGTGCCCCTTTTGCGGCGGTAAAGCCGAAAAGATATTCATAGGCAATGATTATACGAAAAAGAGGAGCGTGCACATCAAATGTACTGTCTGTCATACCGAGCAAAGAACGGGGGCTATTGTCAGGTCGCATCAGTGGTGTGATTACACTGCAACGGAAAAGTGGAACCTCCGTTCCGTTCCTTCCGAGCTACTGCGGCAGAGGGATGAACTGAGGGAGGCTTTGGCTGAACAGAAAAGGTTATATTTTAATCTTTTTGACGAGGAAATAAGGTGTATGTATTGCGAGGCTGAAATAAGTCGTGGGTCAGCTATTATCCTTTGTAAGGAATGTGCAGAAAATACCGAGTTATGATAGATGCAACTCATATACATATGCCGTCAGGACAAGATGTAAAAATTAAGAAGGTTTACAATTCTATTGCAACCTGTTTTGTTGACCCATATCCAATATCAATCATGTGGGGTAAGCAGGAATATGCAAATACCATTATTGTAAAACTTGACGATTTAAAAGAATTAGCCGCAATCAAAAACACCGATGGTTAGCGGCTGCGGAGTGGATGCTAACTATGTTGTATGTACACTAAAGGTTAACATATAAAACCAGGGATAGAAAATAAAAACACCGAGAGATGAAAAGAGAAGAATTAATAGCCTACGACAAGTGGCTTACGAGACGCAAGTGGGGGACGGGCGAAATCATATCCCCCGAAAAGGCAGCGGACTTATACCTTGCCGAACATCCCCTCCCTCCCGCCGAGGGTGCAGAGGAGATATTTAGAGAGTGCTTTGCCGAAGAAGCAGTAAAACGTGGCGATGTTCCATTGTCAGACGAAAAATGGAATGATCTTGTAAAAGAAAGTGGTGGGTTTATGTTTCGTGCAATGAAAAGGTTTGCCACCCTCCACGCCCAGCGGACAGCAGAGAAGATGGTGAGCGAGAGGATGAAAAAAGTAGAATCTCTTCTTAATATGGCGGCAGGGCTTGTTGGGAATCCATGTACAAATATCAGTAGTAGCTGTGATATTGCTTGTGATGATTGGCAAGGAGAATATAATGAATACCTTAAAAGCAAAGAGAAATGAAATGTATCAAATGTGGTGTGAGTTGTTTTGATAAAATGCTGCACCGAACTAACGCAATAGGAGCAGAAGATGCTGGATGGATGTGTATGCCATGCATTGAAAAGCATGAACCCGAACTCGCAAGGAATCTCAAGGGGGAGAAAGACTTTGAGGTTGTAAAAGATATTGAGAATGTCATTATAAGCGATAATCATAAAAGGGGTAGAAATGACTAATAGGGAAAAAAAACTTTGGGATATACTAAATAAATATGGGTTCTCCGAATGGAGAAAAACAAGAAAATGTCTTTTTTCCGACCTCACCGCCCTCATCAGCGAACACGACAAAGCACTTGCCGAGTTCAAGGCTAAGATGCCGAGCGAGGAAGAGGCGTTGCAGTATTTCAATAATCATTTTGACTGCTATACTGATGTTGAAATAGATAATTACACAACAACAGAGATAGCTATGACAAGAAGTGCGATATTAAAGATGGTTGAGTGGTTTCGCAACCGCATGACCAGTTCGGAAAAACCGAACAACTTAACGGAGGGAGGAGAGGGATGAAGCTGCCTGATCTTATTTATCGCATTGTTTTCTACGTGTTAGCTATATTGCATACGCCTTGGACGCTAATCAGAACCTTAGTGGCACTTATTGTAAGACTTGACGGATGGTGTGACCATGAAATATATGGATTCATCAACGGAGTAAAACGAGAATTGAAAGGAGAAGAGAAATGAGTAAATGTATTCTTTGCGGAAGAGAGCTTACAACAGCAGACTATTACTTAGTTTGCGGCGAATGTAATCAAAAAAACCTACAGCCTGCCATCCCCATGCAGGGATGGGTTTGCCCGAGGTGCGGCAAAGTTCATAGCCCCTACTCAATGGAGTGTAATTGTACACCACCTATGAGGGTATGGACAGGGTCGTCAACAGAACTAAACGAAAGTGAAAAATGAAAGCAGAAACACGTGACAACTTAATCGGCAGCCTTTGTGCAGCCGCAGTATTAATCGGAGGAATCCTGTTAGCGATTTTGCTATTTGCGTAAAAATTAATAACTTTGGAGTATGAAAAAACTGATTCTTATTCTATTTGCTGCGATAATGACATCATGCACTTGCGTAATGTCACAGATACCGTCTCAATCGCTGTACGTAAACGATGAATGCGGTGCTGCTCTGCCTGACTACCGACTGCGGATGACCTTCACTGATAATTGTGGAATTGACACCGTAGAACAAACTCCCACTCCTGGTTCATGGTTAACTCAAAGATACAACACTGTACTCATAAGAGCGATTGACAATTTTCAGAACCATACCGACGTTTTATTCTCGGTTGAACTAATTGACACAATTGGCCCTACGCTTGTTAGATGGGACACGACACTGATAACCGATGCGTTCGGTAAAATCTCCACACTTTACAACGTCGCTGACCGTATGCTGGCCTATGAAGAGATGTGGTTTGATGCTAATTTTGATTGGGCTGCAGCGGGGATACCTGATTCAATAATTCCAAGCAATCAGTATTTCAACTATGTGATGTTGACATGGACAGCTCCGGGACTTGCCTTTGGGCTTCCGGGCGAGAGGGTACATACTTTTGTGCAGCCGGGAGATACTTTGATAATAAAATAAAAAAATAAGATGATTACAAAAGAAGAATACGAAGCTGCCTTATATAAAGTAGAAGAATATCACACAGAAATGAGGCGAAAGATAGATTTATGGGAGCGAGACAAGGACATAATCTATCCTATAAGAAACAAAACATTGGTAGAGATAAAACCAAGCATAAGGCTTATAAATGCACTTAAGAAATATGTTCCTGAAAATAGGGATAGAAGGGGTGAACCTATAGATGTAACCAATATACCATTAAATACGTTTGTTCAGATTGTAAGTTACGAAGGGTTAAGAAGATGTATAAATATTGGGCAGCATTCCATACTTGAATTACAGGAAATTTTAGAATTAGGACAATTAAGCCTTAGTCACAGATTAGGCAGTAATGATGATAATATTGACAAAATATTAGAACGTATTAAATAGCCGGGGGACACGATTGTGATACCGCAAAACTTTTAATTGTTTATTCAGAAAATAGTTGTATCTTTGAAATGTGAAAATGAGCCAATACTAATTAGATACCCACTACGGCCAATCGAGCCTCAATAAAATGAGGCTTTTTTTGTTTTTGTCAATTAATTTTATATATTTGCGAGATGACAAAGAGTTGTGATACGGGTAAAAGAGATAGTAAACAAAGCTCGGTTAACGATGAACGATAGTGGCTATATTGCTATTTACGGCACTTATTATGCTGAAGGCGGAACCAAATCAGAAGCCCTGGTAAACTTACTTGATGAAATCAATGCCGAAAGAGGGTTTAAGAATCTTCAGAAGAGGCGAATGAAAAGAGTGTTTTGGAAGTCAATAGGGATGAACTGAGATGCCAGGGGGTAAAGGAAAAATAAAACCGGAAGAAGGACGACAGTTTAGTGCTGACTATCAGCCTGACGAAAAATGGACTGAGGACGTTGCTTTGCAATTAGGCAGGGATCTTATCGACTGGCAAAAAGAAAAAGATGGTAATATCTTCTTCGAAGATTTTCTTATCATTCAGAAAGATTTATACCCTCAATTAATTTCTTATTTGTCAGAAAAATTTACCTCGTTTTCGAAGCTTATTGAGCGGGCGAGGAAAATACAGGAAATAAAGCTGAAAAGATTAGGCACGGCAGACGTGCTAAATGCTACTATGACTAAGTTTGTTTTAACAAATGATCATGGTTGGAAAGATAAGACCGAGAACGAGCAGCGGGTTAAGATTGTAGAGCCAATAACGGGAATAACCGTAAGCAAAAAATGACTCCTACAGTTGAGCTACAGGAAAAACAGATTATAGCGGCAGAACACTGGCTTGACAGTATTACAGAAGAGCTTTTATTTGGAGGGGCAAAAGGCGGCGGCAAGAGCTATCTGGGCTGCTTTTTGATTTTTGGGGATGCCCTGATTTATCCTGAAACTTCTTATTTCATCGCTCGTCGAGATTTGAATGACCTCGTAAAATATACTTATCCTTCCATTGTTGAGGTGTTTAATAAAATGGGGTTGTCGTTCCCTGATTACGTTACATACAACGGACAGCATAACTATTTTTCACTTTACAACGGCTCAAAGGTTTATTTCATTGACTGCAAAAGATTGCCTTCTGATCCTGAATACCAGCGATTTGGGTCGCTTCAGTTTACTCGTGGGTGGTTTGAAGAGATAGGGCAGATAGATAGCATGGCAATCATTAACCTGGCTGCTGCTGTTGGAAGGTGGAAAAACTCTGATTATGACCTTAAGCGAAAGATACTAATGACCTGTAACCCTAATAAGGGATATGCTTATACTAACTTTTACCTTCCACAAAAAAACGGTTCAATACCTGATTACCGGAAGTTTGTCCGAGCGTTGCCGACTGATAACGCATACCTGACGGCTGATTATTTGAATGCACTGGGGCGACTGCCTGAGAAGGAGAAGCAACGATTGATGTTTGGGGAGTGGGAATACGATGATGATCCTACTGTATTGATTGACTTTGAGAAGATCAGTAACTTGTTTACAAATGACTTTGCCCTGAAAGGAGAAAAGCGGATTGTTGCTGATATTGCCCGTTTCGGGTCTGACCGTGCGATTATAACCGTATGGGACGGGATGAGATTAATTGAGTACATCACATTTGCCATATCATCAACACTGATAATAAAAGATGCTATCAATGCCTTGAAAACTAAACACAAGGTCGGATCATCAAATATACTTGTTGATGAGGACGGCGTTGGTGGTGGTGTGGTTGACGAATTAAGGTGTAAGGGTTTTAAAAATGGATCTTCGCCGACAAATAAAATGTACTTTAATCTGAAGTGTCAGTGTGGATATAAGCTAGCTGAACTTGTAAAGTACATTTATATCGAATGCGATTTGCCAGATAACGAGATTGAAATGATACGGCAGGAGTTAGGGATGTTAAAGACTTACGAAAGTGACAAGGACGGCAAGTTAAGGATACTCCCGAAGGAAAAGATCAAGGAGGTATTAGGACGCTCGCCTGACTGGTTAGACATTTTTATCATGAGGATGTATTTTGAGCTCGGAATAAATGAAGGCACTTCGGTTGTCGGCTTTCGGTCAATAGGATAAAAAATTTATATGAACAATTAAAAATAAACATTATACTTTTGAGACATGAGAAACAAGAACGTAATGTACATAAGTCCGAAGCCTGTGACTGAGGTTAGGAAGTCATTGGGCGAAAAGGTAATGATACAGGAGGACGGCATAACGATTCTCACAAAAAAAGCACTTGAAACGCTATCGGATGCAGAGTTTGAAATCATGTGCCTGATGCCGTTTGCATTCAAGGTTGACGATAACACTATGACATACATAAAAGAGAGATCACTGCGGCAGGGGATTCCCTATGCTGTAGATTCTAAGTCTAATTCAATAAATACATTCAATGGCCAAGAAAAACATCCTTAATGAAGCCTCAGAAGAGGTAAAAGAAAAGCCTGTAAAGAAATCAACCAGGCTTCGCAATGCTGATGTGGTTAGCCTTCTCGAAGGGCTGCAATTAGCAATAGAGAAAGAGCGCAATCTGCGCCTGGTGCGTGAGAACGTTATTGAACGTGAGAATGCTTTGCAGCTTGACGGGCTGGTTACAAAGTTGAAGGCGATGGCCTTGAGCTTTAAACTCTTTACCGCACCCCCAAGAGCCCAGTAATGGTTCGTGTCACTGTCGAGGGCACGGGTTACTCCCTGAAAAACGAGTGGAGTGACATAACTTTGTCTGATTATCTGGCACTGGCTACTATTCCTGTACCCGCTAAATTGCGTAAACGATGGGAGCTATTGATGACTGGCAGCGACGAAGTAGTAAAAGACACTTACCGAAATATTGTCAAAGACTATCCTGTTTATTACGGCAAAGTCATAGCGCTTTTAAGCGACATCCCGCAAAAGGTAATTGAAAGAATTGAGTGGTCAGTCCGTGAGCAGCTTTTCAATGACTATCTGTGGTACCTGTCAATGAGTGCAATTTCTCAGGTTCCGTTGGATAAGCGTGAAAAGGTCGATTACTTTGAGCCAATAGGAGCGACGGCGTTTACATTCAAGGGCGAAACCTTTTACTTGCCCGAAAGCCTTGAATATGGAGGACAAAAAACTCCGCTGGCTTACGAAAGGATCGTTACCTTTGCCGAGGCTGCTGATATTGAGATAGCATTGCATGATGTAGCTGAAAAGGGCATTGACGGACTGGCTCAGTTGTGTGCTGTTTACCTTCGAAAAAAAGGAGAAGAGCACAGCGATGAACTTGTTTTGAGTAGGATTGAGCAGTTCAAGGAGTTGCCAATGTCAGCCGTGTGGGAGGTTTTTTTTTGCATCATGAGGCTTATGCAGCGATTAGGAAACGATACCCTATCATCTTTAAGGGGGCTTCTGGAGCAAGCGCAAAAGCAGCCAGAAGCAGCGGCATCATGAACTTCGGAGTACGTGGACTGATTTATGAGGTGGCTTTAACAGGAATAATCGGAAGGGTAAAAGATGTGGAGGATACAAATATGTGGGAGTTTTTTAATACACTGGCTTTTCTCCGCTCTCAGGAGGCGTTCAGAAATGCACTGATGAAATGAATGAGCTGATTATCCATGAGTTAAAAGCTATCCTGGATAACCTCTGCGGATCAGAACTGAATGAGAGCGGACGGGAGTACATACGAAAACGAATAAAGTATTATGAAGTTAGAGTATCTGAAAATACAACTGGAGACGGTCCCTGCGACGGGGATTGAGAAGGTATATTTTGACCGCAATCACATTGTCAACACCGAAAGGGATAAGGATTACCCGTATGTGTTTTGGGATTTGAATACCTTTAAGTCCCGGATGAACTGGCAGCGTTCTTCAACACCAAAGGAAAAAGTCACCTTGAGGGCCTATGTCATGGATTACTTTGACCGTGATGCTTCTACAGAAACTCAGACTAAGCAGCAGATTTGGGACGGCATCCGTGATGACTTCCGGGCCTATCTTACACTTCTGGGGGCGAATCAGTACATTAAGCTGACAAACTTGGATGACATGCCGAATGAGTTATATGAGTACGGATTAACGGTCGATGCTGAAATAGGGGTATCGTTTGATGTTGAGATGGAACTATACTGTAACGCTGATATCCCGAAATGAACGGCGAAGAACAAATATTATCATTCTTTACTCCCCGGTTATCTGCTGCGGAGGTTTCTGCTTTTATGGATCGGATTGAGGAAGAGGTAAAAAAAGTGCTATTAAAGTCATTCACTGACGAGGGACACACGTTAACCGGGGCTTTAATTAGGGATATTGAAAGTGAGGCCGATGCTTATAGCGGTGGTTTTGCGATAAACTTCATGGCTGAAAAGTACGGCACTTATTTGAACTTTGGGGTAAAAGCAAATCGGATACCTTATACACGGGGGAGTGGTGCGGGCAGGTCGGCTTATATCACAGGCCTGATGAGATATGTTCAACTGAGGATGAATATCAGTGATCCACGCCAGCAGAAAAGCGTTGCATTTGCAATAGCTACTGAACAAAGAAAAAAAGGTATGCCGCTAAGGACTTCAGGGCAGGGGACAAAGTGGGCAGATAAGGCTTCAGATGAATTAAACTTAGAACCCCTCTTTGCTGATTTGGCCGAAACTTATGTTTCAAAGAGTTTATCTACAATGGCAAAAGAATTTAACGATGGCAATAACAATAAGCAGTAACCCGGGTAACATTGACGGTCATGGCCGGTTCACGGTAACGACTGATAAAACCGTATCTTCAAGTTATAACAATCTTCGTATCCGGGCAGAGGTCTATCATGAGGGCGTTGTTAAGGCTGTCATTGAGAAACCGAAAGGACTGAGCGATTTTGATTTTGGCGATATTCTGAGGTCGTTAAACTACGGGTTGAAGTTACCGAGGAACACCGGGGCTAATTGGCAACTTGGCTCGGTGGGTTCAAACCTTATAACGAGCTTTTCAGCAGGGACCGGGACGTTTACAACCCTCACCACTTCCGGTAATACTATTTCTTCGGCTATCAGCACCGTCGCTGCTGCTGCTCAGAGTAACACCGTCGCAATGGTACCTGGTGAACTTTACTTGGCTTACTCTACGGGGTTTGCTACAACTGGCACAAATGCACCTCAATTTAAATTGGACACCGGAGGGGCAAACTGGGCGACAATCGCAAATAACCGGGGCGTGATAATCATGCCGACGACAACGGGATCACTCAGGCTTTGCGTCGGGGGACAGGCTTCGCAGAACTTTGGGGGCGACTTCTTTCTGGTGAAGATAACTACTGACCGCACCAATATTGGAGGCATGTTGGTGCCTTATTTTGTCGTGTTTACAGAGGTTTATGAGGACAGTTCAGGAGTAACTACTACTTCAGCGACTTCAACAACTCAGGCTTATCGTTACGTTCCGTCGTCGAGGTTTGTAAATACTGCTTTTTCGTCTTATGTTTTATCTTCGACGGCGAGCTACTTCGCTAATATGACCCTTAGAGACGGGGCCTGTATGTTCTTCACGTCGTCCCCGAGTGAGTATTTTGTTACATTCTTTACAGAATATGTATCACTGGAGTTGTTTTTATCAAAGGATTCAGCCTCTTATGTGACCGGCGGAACCGGAACGTGTGCCGAAGGCTGGGGAGTTGTAATTTTAAATACAGGTGAATTGATGGCCGCCGTTGCCAGCTCTTTGAAACTGTATATTCAGGACGATGACGGGGCCGCAACGATTAGTTCAGTGTTGACGGTTAGCGTGGATTCAAAATGTAACTCTTATCGGGCGATACTTGAATTTATCGGATTAACGGGAGGAACTGAGTATCTGGCTTACAACGGCGGGGCAGTACAGAGTTTGAAAAGTGACCGCAACTACTACACAGATCAGTACGGAATCAGAAAATTGATCTCTCAGCGTATGGCCTCGAGTTACTTACTTGAGACATCGTTTGCAGATATGTATTTTACTGATTACTTTGCGATGATCTTTGCGGCGACTGATGTTAAGCTTTTAATGGGTGAGACTACGGAGCCAGTTGATGTAACGGTTGTAAGCGAGGGAGGTAAGTCGACAAGCGAGGAACTATTCACAAACGAAGTAGAGATAGAGTTTGATTATGGCTTCTGAGATATATATAGGAACTGAGAAGTGTGATTTCTCCGGAGACGTTAATGTTATATTCTCCGGGGGAGACCTACGTGATATTACCGAGGGACGTACAGCATCGTCTTATGAAATATCTCTTCCTCTCACTGCAGCTAATCGTAAGCTACTTCAGTATAATAACGAGATAAATTGTTTTTCAGAGATCACTGACACGGGATACGTTTTTGTTAACGGCCTTCTCATTCTCAAGGGGAAGGTTAAGGTGATTAGCCATATCGTTGGTATTTCTGCTGATATAATAATACAGGGCACCGGATGGACGGATCATTTTAGTGATACGAAGCTAAGAGATGTTGATCTTTCCTCATATAACCATGTGTACAATAGCACTAATATTGTTGCATCATGGACCGGGGCCGGAAATTTCTACAGATACCCGATGATATTATTTGCTCAGCTGTTCAGTCAACAATACGGGGCGACGGCAGATTGGTCTGCAAATGATTTTCTTCCGATGTTTAGGATTGTTGATATTCTTGAGGCGATTTTTGCACCGTGGACCATATCCGGCGGATGGCTTACAGATGCAGCCGAGGACTATATCCTTGCCAATGAAACAAAGGCAAGCAAAGATTTTATTGACGGTAAAGACCTGGATGTAAAAGTAAACTCCACAAGTGATAATAATGACAGTGATACAATAGTACATGATGATACGGCTGATGTGTCGTTTAGCTTCAATCCGGTATCATTGCAAAATGAAATCACCGATGAAGCGTCGGCATGGATACTGGGGACCAACAGTTATACAATTAACGAGGATGGTACTTATAATTTTAAGCTCTATATAAAAACTAACTGGTCGGCAACTAATAAATCACAGCTTACCATTAACAGCCAAAATATCACAATATTACTTTATAAGACTGACGGTATAACTCCTACGTTATTGGGCCAGAAAGCGTGGAGTGATTACACGGGGGCGGATATATTGACTTTAGGGGAGTTTACTTTTGAGAATGTATTTGCTCATTTTGAAGTTGGAGAATATGCTTATTTTCAGGTTGATGCTCAGATGAATTTAACTGAGACATCTGGGTCAAATCAAACAGTTACATTATTTCTTACTACTGATTCACAACTCACGCTTGTATGGGATCAGCGGTGCCTTTATATGGGCATAGGCAAAACAGTGGACGTTGCATCAATGCTCCCCGATGTAACATGCATAGATTTTGTCAAAGCAATAAAACAGGCATATAATCTTAAATTTATGCCTGACCTAATGAACCAAGTTGTGTATATTGAAAATGGTGATGATACATATACTGATAATGAGCGTGAGATATTGAATGTTGATCTGAGTGAGGTAAAAACAGAAAACATTGCCAATAACTACAAGTCTGTCCTTAACTTACGGCTGAAAAAAGACACGGGCGATAATGCAATAGAGATTTATCTCAAAACGCATTCAGAACCATACGTGAAACAGATAACATTAAGTAGTGAATATGCCGAAAAAGGGATAGAGGACTATGAAAATAACCTATTTGGTTACACTGTGGCAGATTATTGTTATTTTCTTACACCAGCCGTTGCTTCTGTTCTTAGAATTTTTGGCAAAGAAGATACTGTAACTGAATATGATTATACTCCTGCTTATCGGACTACGGGATTTGTCCCTCGGTTGCTTCGCTGGGTGGGGCTTACTTCGGGTAGTACATGGTATCTCGACGGCGGATCACGCAGCACATGGCCGAAGGCTACTACAATAGATATGGCGGCGTTGTATTCGACTAACTTTCAAAAAACATTTCATCTTATTGACAGGGGAAAACTACTAACTATTGAGGGTAAATCTGATATATCGCTTGTGCAACAATTTATAACTGTTGTTAACGATATAAATTCAGAAGGTTTCCGTGCGATGTATAAAATTGCGGTAAATGGTGAGTATCTTTACGGCTATCTTAATAAAATAGAATTTAACGGCGTGAAAATGCGCCTTGAACTTATAATTAAGCACTAATGGCTGACAAAACTACGATACTCCGGATTGAGGTACAGGGCTTCGGAGAAGCAAAACAGGACCTTGAGTTTCTGACAACCGAGACTGATAAGCTGGCTCAGTCAAAAAGGTTATTGAAACAAGAAAGCACCTTAGCTGCAAAAGCTATCAATGCCGAGGCTGGGAGTATTGCCAAGTTAAGGGCTGACACTGCACTACTGAGGCAACAGGCCAATAACATGCGGGGTGTTACGCAGCAGGAAATCGCCGCACGTGAGAAAGTGATTGCAAAGATTAATGAAAATTCCGTTGCTATTCGCAATTATGACCGGGCAATGAGCGGAAGTACTACGCTTGTCGGTGAGTATGAGAGAGGGTTCACGGCGTCGTTCAAGAAGATAGAAACCGCAATGACTGGATTGATCGCTGGTTTTGCGGCAGCCCGTGGAGCGATAAAACTATTTACTGACATAATGAACAGTGCAGATAGTTCGGGTACTGCACTTGAGGCCACAATAGCAGCGGCTAAAGGAGGTGTAGATAATTTCTTTAAAAGCATGGCCACCGGGGACTGGAGTTCTTTTCTTGGTAATATGCGTTCTGCTATTAATGCGGGGAAGGAGTTTGTACTTGTAATGGATGCACTTGAAGATAAAAATAGAGCATTCAAAATTGAAGAAGCTGACCTTAAGGTAAGAATGGCAGACCTTGAGATGATAATGAAAGATGAATCTGATAAGTCAGCAGAAGCATATCAAAAAAGAGCGGCAGCCGCAGAGGAATATTTAAGACTTGCGAAGGAACAGGGAGTAAAAAAACAGGCACTTGCTAATGAAGAGTTTGATGCATATGCAAAAAAAATATCAGGACTATCACAATTAACGCAGGAGCAGCTCGATGCATTCATTCGACAGGATGAAGCCACTCAGGATTTAATGGCAATAGGCCGTCAGTATCTTGACCTAACAAGAGAGATGGATAAGGCGGCAAGTAATAGTCTTGTTGATGCTTACGAAAACGCAAGGCAGCGTAGGCTGGCGCTCGGGGATGGGGCAAAGGCTTATGCTGAAGCGGTAAGAGATTACGATAAGCTAACCGACAAAGAAAAGGATATATTTCTTTCATTATACGAGAAGAAAAAAGAGGCGGAATATTCATGGTTTACGGAAAATAAAAGAATTTATACACAATACGGGACATTACTAAGTCAAAGTAATACTGTAGGCGAAAAGGAAATTAAGGTAGTTCAGAAAAAAGCAGAAGAGTACGCTAAGCTGCGGGAAGAGATTGAAAAATATAGTTTCGTTTTTGCTCGTGCTTTAAAGGATATAGAATATACTTTTGACCCTAATGCAATAACCGAGGCAATATCTGAACCTTTATTCTCTGATGAAGAATGGGAGACGGGTATGGCAAAGTCCCGTGAGGCGTTTATTAAACAACAGGAAGAACGTAATGCACGGATGGCCGAATACCGGAAGGCGGATGAGGATGATGAGGCAGAAAGCCAGCAGAAGAAGAAAGACATAGCCGTAGCTGCCCTGAATGGGATTGACATGGCTGCACAGAGTATCTTTGCCAACAAGCGTGACAGGCTCAATGCAGAGATGCAGGCTGAACTTGACAATGAGAACTTAACCGAACAGCAACGGGCAGAGATTAAAAAGAAATACGCCCGTGAACAACAGAAAAATGACATAAAACAAGCGTTCATTAATGCCGCACTTGGAATCACAAAAACATTTGTTGAATACGGATTTACTCCTGCCGGATGGGTTGCGGCTGCGGCTTTAGCGGTTCAGAGTGCGATACAGATAGGAATTATTAAGGCTCAGAAGTTCGCTTCCGGCGGTCGTATTGTCGGAGGTGCAAGAATCAGACCTGACAGCCGGGGAGATGATACTTTAATTATTGCAAAACAAGGCGAGGTAATCCTTAACCAGCGACAGCAGTTAGCTCTTGGTTCGGCCTCGCTGAAGCGTGCCGGGGTGCCTGGATTTGCTGACGGCGGTATCGTCGGCGGTATCACTCCATCTGCCGGTTACGGTGGTGACATGGGTGCTTTTGTTGATCGTCTGATAGCAGGGATAAACGATAAACGTGTGCAGCTTGTTCTACCTGAACTTAATGAGGCTCAAAAGAGATTGGATATAATCACAAAAAGCGGGTCGTTATGATTGACATTAAAAAAGAGACTGCCGAACGGATGAAAGATGTTGCTCCAAAGGAGGTCATTTTTCAACTATTTTCCGTTGGATTGATTACAGAGCATTCTGCCCGGAGGTTTCTGATTGTTGCCGAATACGAAAAGGCACAGCCGGAAAGAGGCATGAAAGACCATACAAAGGATCGCATTGCTGATGAGTTTTGCGTTTCGCCGGATACAGTGAAAAAATATTTGTGTAAAAAAGTTGTTTAATTAAAATATTGGATTATCTTTGAGGTGCATTGTACGAGAATGCAAAAAGAAATTTAAGGTTATAACCTGAAGGCTCCGATTCTCGTACAATCGGGGCCTTTAAAATTAAAACAAATTATTATGAGTACGAGTAAAGTTGAAGTGATGGAGTTTGCAATCCGTGAGGTTCAGATTCCGATTAGTGGTGTTTCTCCTCTTATTGTTCACAAGTGGAGCGAGAAGGTAAAAAGAGAGATGGCCGACAAACAGGCCGGTAAGGCGAAGAACAAAAAGCACGACATTCGAGTGCCGGAAGAAGACTATGAACAGGCAAAACACAAGTCGCCCGAAGGATGGGACGGCTTCCCTGCTGCTGGCTTCAAGGCCGCGCTAATTCGGGGCGCAAAGATGATTGGCATGGTTATGAAAGACACGCAAACATCGTTTTTTATTAAGGCTGACTGCGAAGAAACACAGCTTGTCAGAATTTTCGGTGATTGCCGTATGCGTACCGACATGGTACGGGTTGGTATGGGCTCTGCTGACATACGTTACAGGCCGGAATATCCTGAGTGGTCTGCTATTCTTACTGTGGAGTTTAACTCCGGAGTTGTCAGCCTGGATCAGATTTACCAGCTCGTTAAGGCTGCTGGTTATGGGTGCGGCATTGGCGAAATGAGGCCCGAAAAAACAAAGTTCAATTATGGTCGTTTCAAATTAGCGGAGGAAAAATAATGAGCTACAATTGGAAAATGAAAGGACTGGCAAAGGGGATTAATCCTGAAGATGCCGTTGCGGAATTGACACGCATACAGAATTTGTATGGTTCTATCACTCCTGATCTTGTCGTTAAGGCGGCAGAGGATGAAGGGTCTGTCCTTCATAAATTCTTTGAGTGGGATGACACACGGGCGGGGCAGTTATGGAGAATACAACAAGCCCGGAGCCTTCTGAACAATATTCAGGTGTCGGTTATCTCTGACGGTGAGGCCCGCGAGGTTGATGTGTATGAAGTGATAAGCCGAAAGGAGGGGTATCAGAGTATTGATACCTTCACCTATGATAACATTGAGTACATTAAGGCCGGGATCATTCAACAACTGAATACCCTGAAAAACAAGCTGAAACTTTACAAACAGTTTAACAAGGTTCTCGAACATATCAATCAGGCTATTGATGCGATATAAAACCGGCAGGTGCGGAGAGGGTTGGATTGGAGGGGTTAGTTATGGTTTGGTATGTTAAGGCAGTTGCGGTAAGGTGGGGTCTGGTACGGCTTGGTTGGGCGTGGTATGATGAGGCTTGGCATGGCAGGTAAGGTGGGGTGTGATACGGTTTGGTTTGGCCAGTTGGGGTAGGTTTAGGTTTGGTGCGGTCAGGTATGGTAAGGTGAGGCAGTTAAGGTATGGAGAGACGGGGTACGGCATGGCGGGGTTGGGCTAGGTGAGTTTTGGCGCGGTATGGTAAGTTAAAGGAAGAAGCTCGGAGAAATCCGGGCTTTTTTCATGTAAAATATTTATCTGATTATTTAATACAACGGGCGTAATTTTGGCGAAAAGGTCAGAGTTATGCAATTTACGATAACGAACAAAAGCGAAAGCGAAGCCGAGATTGAAATTTCCGGCACGATTGGCTGGGACGATTCGGCAACGTGGCCTGCTGTCAGAAAGCAGTTGGCCGACCTGGTCAACTCAAAAGTCAAGAAAATAACGATAAACATCAATAGCCTTGGCGGTTATGTTTCAGACGGGCTCATGATTCATGATGCACTTTCTATGTTTAAAGGTGAGATCATTACTCGTGTATTTAGTCTTACTGCTTCTGCTGCAACTCTTATTGCGCAAAGCGGCACAAAACGGCAGATGTCATCCAATGCACTTTACCTTATTCATCATGCTTCGAATATTGCAATGGGAAATGTCAATGACATTGAGGCCGCAGTTGATGACCTGAAGAAAGTTGATGCCCGGTTAACGGATATCTACATCAAAAGAGGTGCAGACGAAGCAAAGGTCCGGTCATTGATGGATGAAAACAACGGTTACGGCAAGTGGATTGATGCCGAAGAAGCAAAGGAAGCCGGGCTGATTGATGAAATAATTGAGCCTTCAAAAGCCGTTGCGCTGGCTCGTGGAGATATTGAAGCATTTGAAAAGTTTAAGTTACCGCAAATTCAGGATAAATATATGAAAGACAAGAATTTCTTTGAAAAGATCGTTGATTTTCTGAAAGGAGAAGAAAACGAAACCGTTGCTGCCGAGGGTGGCGATGTGGCTGCCGAGGTCGAGGACGCAGCAGCAGAACCAGTGACTGAGGCCGCAGCCGAAGTTACAAGTGAGACAGCAGAAGCAGTTGTTGAGGCCGTCGAGGACGTGCAGGAGGCAGCAGCAGAAGCACAGCCGGAGGCAGTTGTCACGGCACTGCGGGAAGAACTCACGGCCCGCAACTCTGATGTTGAACGCCTGACCGCTGAACTGGCCGAAGCCCGGACAGCACTGGCAAAAGCAACATCTCAGAGTACAAAGCCCAAAGGAAAAGCCGGAGGCGAGGATGATGACATTGAAAATGTAAGTGTCCCCTTCGCTGAAGAGATCAAAGCTCTCGACGGTAATTTCCTGTTAGGGAAACCACTTAACAATCCCAAAAAGTAAATAAATGGCAAACTTTATTACAACTTCCGTTAGCTGGGCAGGCAAGGAAACGTTTGATTACCTTATCAAGCCCATGTTTGTCGGCAAATCGCCCCTTGAAACTGAGGGTATCCGTGTCATGCCGAACGTACAGGACAAACAGCTCCTGAACTACTTCAACCCCGTTGCGAAGATGCTCAAAGCCGCAGCAGTGGGATTCTCAGGCTCTACCGGAGCTACTTACACGCAGCGTACACTTGAGGTTTACAAACTCAAGGCCGAACAGGAAACCGATGCAACTGTGTTTTATAACACCGTTTTCGGTCAGCTTCTTGCAAAAGGCAACTGGAATGATCTTTCGGTGAGCGACAAAGCAGCAATGCTTCAGAAAGTTCTTACTGAGATGTTCATGATGGGCTTGGCTTCTGATGTGTACCGTCAGGCTTGGCTTGCAGACACCGTGAAAGAAGGTGTTACATCAAGTGTTCAGAACGGCGTTGCTGATACCGCATACAATATGTATGATGGATTCTGGAAACTTATCATGAACAATGCCGCAACTTCTCCTTCTGCAACTCAGATTAAAAGAATTGCAGTGACCGATGGTGCAGTGGCCCAGGTGCAGACCCTTACTCAGTCAGTTGACGCAGCCGGTACCGCGAACATCAACATTGACGGTGTTAATTATCTTGCAACCCGTGACACCAATGCTACAACCACTTTTGATAACTTCAGGACAGCGTACAGCACTGCTCTTGCTGCTCGTGGTTATGCTCTTTCGGGAACGTCTACACTGATTGTTACCGCTACCGTTGTTGGTCGTCCGATGCAGACAATAACCGTAACCAGTGTCTCAGGTACCTGGATGGCTACCGTCGCTGCTACGACTGCAAACACTGCTCCTTCTGCCCTTTCAGCCGGTGAAGCTCATACAATTCTTACTTCACTGTGGACAGGCGCACCGAAGGAACTGAAGCAGATTCCGAAGAACATGAAAGCATTCTATGTTGGTGACCTCGTTTATGAAAACCTGATCGCTTATCTTGAAAGCACGGGCTGGACTACAGCAGGCTATCAGAACATCGTGAACGGTACCCAGGAGATTCTTACCTTCAGGGGTATCCCGGTTATCAATATCGGATGGGACTATCATCTTGACGCTGATTTCGCTCACGTCTCGACCGAACTCTGGGCTTATCCTCACCGTGTGATCTACTCTGCTTATGACAACCTGATCCTGGGTATCGACGGAGCCAATGAGTTCAACTCTTACGACTTCTGGTTCAACAAGGACCTGGAGATGAACCGCTGGAGAGCGAAACTGATCATGGGCGTTCAGTACGCACACAACAAACTGCTTTGTGTAGCATATTAATAACTAACGGATATGGCCTTAGTAAAATATGCGCATACGTGCGCCAAGAACACAAGCGGAGCCTCTGCGGTATTTATTGCCGAAGTAGCTAACGCCACTGCCATAACCGTCACTTCAGGGGAGATCAGTGCCATAACCGGCACTACTCCCTTTAAGGAGATAGATGTTGAGCAGGATTCAATCAAATGGGATGAGAACGTTGAGGCTGTAGGCAAAAGCAATGTTAAAGTAACTCAGGCACTTGAGTTTAAGATTGCAAAACCTACAAAGACCTCCGCAACACTCATTCAGTCTCTCATGGATGGCTCTCCTTGCGGGTTTCTGGCTATTGTCACCGATGGCAACGGTCAGAACTGGCTGGTAGGCTACAATACAGTTGATGGCAAAAACCGTCCGCTTCGTCTGACGGCAGCTCCGAGATCGACCGGAACATCACCTTCAGATGAAGCGGGACAGCTTATTACTCCTACTCTTGGATGCGAAGGGAGTGGAATTTCAATTCCGTTTGACACCACTCTGAACGGGGCTATTAACGCCGGTACTTCAACGATAATCGACTGGAACGCATGATAAAGAAGGAGTTCCTCGACAGTGTAGTTACATACACTCAGGGGCGGAGGTCGATAACTGTAAAATTATCGGAGGCCACGAAAGAGCAACTGAAAAAGATCAGGGAAATTTACCCTGAGTACTTCGACAAAGGTTCAAAAGAGTAAAGAAAGGGGCCGGGACTGCCCGGCCTTTTTTTATGAAAAGAGGCACAATCATAAATTACGTTCCTGATTACGAGATCAAACCCGTAAAGATTAACTATGATATTAAACTTGCGCCGTTTGTTCCTTTTGGCAGTGACAATCTTTTTCCTCAGGCTACGGCTCTATTTTCTCGTTCTTCGCCTGTTCACCGGGGAGTGATTAACAGTAAATGTCATTATTTTCTTGGTGACGGACTGACAACTGATGACAAAAAGATTGAAGAAGAAATAAAGAGCATCAACTTCGAGGGTGAACGACTGGATGATGTTGCCGCTAAGTTCTTTCTTGACCGGGCAATGGGAGGGAACGGGTACCTTGAGATCATTACTGACGGGCCAAAATCTTTTCTTTGGTTTAATCATATCGATTATACGAAAGTAAGATTATCACGTGAAGAGGGTGAGGCATTTATTCACCCCGATTGGTCAGCTTATAAAGGCAGTGCTGATCCTGATATGATCAAAATGTCACTTTATCCTAACTTCACTGCGGCAGTAAATGAATACGGTGTGAAGGTCATGCGTAGTCTTTTGCATATCAAGGATTACGAACCTGAGTTTTACTACTACGGTGTGCCGGGTTGGATATGTGGCAAAGATAGCGTACTAATAGACCTCAAGACTAACAAGTGGAACCTCGCACGACTGAAAAATGCTTTCCATACCAGCGGTTTTTTGATTGTCCCTGTTAAGGATGCAACCGAAGGCAAAGAGGTAATTGATTACATTGAGAAAGAACACACCGGTGAAGGCAATCAGGCTAAACTGATGGTCCTGACAAAATCACGGGCGCAGGAAGGTGAAAAGGCCGATACGACACAGTTTATTAAGACTGAACAGAAGGACGAAGGGAGCTGGGAACAACTCCACGCTCAGTCACTAACTGACATATTAATAGCTCACGGCTGGTTTCGGTCGCTGGCTTCACTGCCCGATAATACCGGATTTGATACACATAGGATACTGAATGAGTACAACGTTGCACAAAAAACTATCATAAGAGGAGAACAACGGGCGTTTACTTCGGCTATTCAAAAAGTTTACCGTGAACAGCAGAACAGGGAATTTGAGCTTTCGTTTATAAACACCCCTCCGGTCGATGATGACAGTTATATGTATATCTGGGAGGTGAGACAAAAGAGAGGTCAGGATTTTGACCCTAATGATGAACAGCAGCAGAAACTTATAATACCTCAAGGTTATGGCACTGGTTACTAAGTCGGAATTTCTCACGGCTGCTTTTACCCGGACAATTTCGGAATCCAGGGTATCAACTGATCTACTGGAAATGGTGCAGCATAAGTATCTGAAACCTATTCTTGGATCAGATTTTTACGATGCTGTAGTGGCTGCTCCTGCGAGTTACGCTGCTTTGCTTGCTTATATTAAGCCCGTACTTTACTATTATGCAAAATATGTTCTATTGCCTGAACTTCGCACAGAGATAAGCGATTTAGGTACCAATACTTTGCAGATCAATAATGCAACTCCTTTGACAGATGAAGGATTTGCAGCTATAAGAGATCAGGCTTTGATTTTTGCAGAAGATAAGGTCAAGGCTTTAAATGAATACCTCGAAGATAACTATTCGCTTTATCCTCTGTATGCACGGGGATTAAATGCAAGTGAACGTGTAGGACTTCACGGAGGAATAGTGATGAAGAAAAACGAGGCTTATAATTTTTACGATAGAGAACCAAACGATTAAATAAAATGGACTTACAGAAAATTGCAGGTGGCATAGGATGTGATCTCGTTACAGGGACTTCAGAGTTTACTGCTCGACTGGGTAAAATCTACGCTATTATCTCAAACGAAGACGACAGCCGGATAATTAACATGACTGAATCGCAGTATCTCAAAGGCGAGTACCAGGATAAGGTCATCACCGGTCGGTCGTACATGAGCGTAAAACGTGTTGACCGGATTACTTTAACGGGTACTTCTGGGACATGTTCAATCATTGTTGACGGGGTTACTCAAACCTGTACATGGAACGCCGGGGGCTTGACTGCAACGGCTGCGGCTTTCGTAACCGCTTCGGCTGCTGCCTATCTCGCTGCGGGGTCGGTTCTGACTTCTGACGGCGCAGTGCTGATCTTCACTTCAACAGTTGCCGGAACTGATTTCACGGGAGCCTCTTCAGGGGCAAATGCAACAGGCGACTTAGCGGGTACGGCTGTGACAAGTGTAGCTAATGTTACCGCAGCTATCAACAGCGATAAGATGATTATTCCTGATTGTCCGCTGAGCAAGTTCACCCCGGGCAAGGGTTCGTTTTGGGTATTTTACACGTCGTTATGATCTCCGCACCGATAACGAAATCAGCCCTTCAGATTGCAGCACGGGCAAGCGCACCGCTTCCGTCGCCGGAGCCGGAGGGGGGAGTTACGGCAGATTCGACAGTAGTGACCGCTGATAGTACAATTATAACCGCAGATAATGGATAAGCTATGAAAATTGGATTAGGCATAAGCCCGATGTTCCGCGGGGGAGGCGTTGACTGGAGTTCTTACTGGGCGACACGAAATGCTTACTTTGCTTTACCGGCTGCTGGGGTAAGTTTAATGGTCGGGCAGGAGGTCACTATATACGGTGATGCTCTTATCAATGTACCTATTGGTAATCCGCTTGTTGTTACTTACACTTGCGACATTGGTACTCAGATTGGGAATAATCTTGTCATCACCCCTGATGCGGGAGACATTGGGGATCATTCATTAAGGGCTGTGTTTAAAAATGGAAGTTATACTATCGAAGATAAAACAATAGCCTTAACTGTATATCCCAAATATGCTGCTAATTTTAGTATATTAAGGATAGGCGATAGCACAATTTATGGTGAGGAAATAGGGACTGAACTTGAAACTATTTTAGATAGCTGTACCATTACTCATTTAGGTACTCAAGGAACAACAAGAAAACACGAAGGGTATGCTGGTTATCAGTATAAAATGTTTGCCCGTAACACGGATGCGCCTGGATATCCGAGCCCCTTTTTTAAAGATGGGGTTCTTGATATTGCCGCATACTTCACCGACAATTCAATTGCAGTCCCTAACTTCATTGATATAAGATTAGGGCTAAATGATGTATTCACTCATTGCCAATTATCGGGTGATGGTTTTTCCGATGCGGAATTAACGACAATACTTGACGATGCTAAAACACTAATAGATGGTTTTATTGCTTATAATAATACTTTAAAAATTATCGTATCATTACCAACAACGACAGAGAACAGCGGTGCTGGTTGGGATCACGATTATGATGAGAGCCTTTATTCGCAAGATATGTATTTGGAGGCTATCCATAAACTTCAAAAGGGACTTGCCGATACGTTTGCCAATGGTGTTTATAACGCAAGAGTTGATTGTAGTTATGAGGCAATTATGCTTGATAGAGATGAGGGCTATCCTAAAACTGATGGTGTTCATACTAATGCATTACATTTTGACGCATCGGGGCGGGTACAGGTTGCCGATGGTCTTGCATTAAAAATAAATGAATATCTATCCGAAGCATTTATAACTACATGGGAAACAGAAAATGCGGGGTCGGCAACCAAAACAATAAACATACCAACTTATTCAACGGGTTATGATTGCATTATTGATTGGGGAGATGGTATAGCCGAGACATTTATAGGGGGTACGTTAACAACGGTGACGCAAATTGCACATGAGTACGCAACAACGGGAGTAAAAAAAGTGTGTGTATGGGGAACATTCCCTCAGATATTTTTCGCTAATGCGGCAGACAAGTTAAAGATACTTACCGTTGAACAATGGGGATCTGGTGTCTGGAGACAGATGAATAAGGCATTTTATGGCTGTGCCAATCTGACGGGTAATTATACCGATACCCCAGACACTTCAGCAGTAACCACGATGTCTGAAATGTTTCATAATTGCTCATTATTTAATGGCGCAGTCAATTTTGATACGGCGAAGGTAACAACTATGGCATATATGTTTGCTAATTGTTTTGTATTTAATAAGCCGGTGCCATTTGATACGGCGAAGGTAACAACTATGGCATATATGTTTTACGAGTGCAATGCCTTTAACCAAGAGCTCAATTTTACTACCGCTGAGGTTACAGATATGCAGTATATGCTAAATAAATGTGTGGTATTTAATCAACCGCTAAATTTCAACACGGCAAAGGTTACGAATATGACCTATATGATAAGAACTTGCTCCGCATTTAAGCAATCATTGGCGGGATTTAATATTGGGGCGGTTACGACTATGACACAGATTGCTGGACTAACGAACATTAACTCAACAGGTACAACAAATTATGATGCTACTCTTATAGCATGGGCGGCACAAATAGTCAATTCGGGTCTTGCCCCCAATTTCGGTACTGCAAAGTATTCGGATGCAGGCGGTGGCAAAGCTGCCAGAGCGATATTAACGGGTGCTCCAAATAGTTGGTCAATAACTGATGGTGGGGAATTAGTGTAGTAGCGAATAGGTGATGGCAAAAAAGAAGATCAGCGAAAAAAAGCCCGTGCATTGTAAACCAGCGATGTACGCTCTCTTTTTCTATGACCTTAAAAGGATTGCAGCGCAGCACTCATACCCTCTCACATAGTTCCGCAGCTGTCATACAACAAGAAAATGAAAACGAAACTCACAATAATAGCACTTCTGATAACTGTAAGTTTGCAGGCCCAGATTGATGTTGACAAAAAGTACCATGCCGGAGCAGGTATGGTTATAGGTACATGGGGGACTTTTGCCGGAAACTCAATGAATTGGAAGCCTGAGAAAGCGGCGTTATTCGGAGTGGCTACGGCCGTGACTGCGGGAATAGGAAAGGAGCTGTGGGATAAAATCGACTACGGACGATTTGATGTTAAAGATGTCGGGGCGACTGCGATAGGTGGAGTAATCGGTGCAGGGTTAAGTTATGCAGCTTTGAAGATATTTAAAAAGCCTCCGGTAATTTACACTGCCACAGGAAAGGGATTTGAGATAGGTGTAAAAATAAGGTTATGATTGATTTCTCTAAGATAACGTTTAAAGTCAACATTGTATCGCTGATAAAAATATGGCGATGGATGAAACGTAACAAACTGTCTGATATTTTTAGTCATGGAACAAAAATTAAAGAAGATGCGTCAGGAGATTGATTGCGATCACGCTGAAATGGCTACCGGACTGATAAAATGGGTGGTTAAACGATTCCGCAGGATTGAATTCTGGATGTGCCTGTTGACTTTGATGTGCTTCGGATGCATCATTGCTATTATTGTCTTATTCTCAAAACTATGACCATGTGCTTCAAAAAAAAATATCCGATACAACCGATAACCGGGTACGTGGAACATCGTTTTATGACCTTTGGGCGTAATCTTTACGGGGGCGGGAACGATTTAAGGGGATGTGTTAACGACAGCAATAACATGATAGGGGCTTTCGGGAAAGCGATTCCGGGCCTGACTATTCACCGATACCTGGATTACGATGTTACCGAAGCCAATTATCTCACAGCCCTTGAACAGTCAATCGCTTTACTGCCTCCCGGCGCAACCGTAGTGATGATAATGGATAGCTGTTATTCAGGCACGGCAACACGGGACTTTATAAATCCTCGGTACATTAAAAACCGGTTTATCGGTCCTGCGGTAACAGAACCTTCAGGACCAGTGCGCAAGGTTGCTCGTGCAGAGCTTATGAAATGGATTGCTATCTCCGCAGCATCTGAGCATCAAACTGCCACCGACTGTAAAATAGGTTCTCAATATGTAGGTGCTTTTTCTTACTATGCCTATAAACTTCTTAAGCCGGGCATGACATGGCGGGAGTGGTTTAATGCGATTAAACTCTATTTGCCGTCTGCTGACTTTGATCAGATACCTACGATTGAGGGGCCGGATTTTCTTCTTGACAGGGTTATCGGACAGGGGCAGGAGCTTATCATTCACAACTCCTCTCATGGCTCATGGCAGGCTGACAAATCAGGTGACGAAGTGGATGGACGGGATGAAGGGTTATATTTTGATAGGTTTGTTTCAGATGACAAAATCAACGCAATATTGCAAAAGATAATTTTATAACATATATTTGACTGACTTTTTAAAGTTTAACAAAAAATATCATTATGACAGTTCAACAGTTCATGAAAGGTTTATTTATGTCACTCATGGCAATCGTGGTGACATATTTCAGTCAGTCGCCCGTCGAGTGGGGTACGATGACTGTAGTACTCATTGGCACTGCCCTTGTTTACACGGGTAAAAATGCCTTTACCTCACTCCAGAGTGACAGCCCTTCGGGTGCGCTTAACTGGAAAAATATTGTTTCTGCCGGGATCATTGCAATCGGTACGGGGTTGGTTACATACGTCGGCCAGATAGTTGCCGGGGGTGTGATTGACTGGATTGTATTGCTGAAAGTTGCCGGATCAGTTACATTGACTTATCTCGGTAGTACACTGTTCACACCTGAAGTTTCAAAACAGAGGAGGTTAATATGAAAAGATTCCTAATTATTGCAACATTAGTAATAATTAGTGTTGCAACCAGCGCACAGTCACCAATGAGGGGCTTTTTAAAGCCTGTAGATAAAGTTCTTATTGCCCCTGACGGAACACTTGACCGAGCTTTTCTTGAAGGGTCTGATCTGCTTTTGAGGTTTGACGTCGGACT